TTAATACATTTATTTTTAATAACCTCCCTAACTGCTTCCATTTTCCCATTTTAGTACTCTTTGTCTAGTATCTTATCTATTTCCTCAATTGCTTCGTCAGACATTTTAGAAATTGGCATACCGCCTTGGTGTACAATTTCCTGGCGTTCTACATAACCCCTTTTTTTGCCTTTTGTTTTTAAATAAAAAAATACGCTTGCTTCTTTTTCCTTTTCAATATTCTTAAATAGCTTTGATTCCGCATAGTCTAACGCCAAGTTTTCTAATTCACTTACTGACTTAGCATATTCCGGGTCTTTATTTAGCCAATCGTAATGCGTTTTTCTTGTAATGCCTACAATATTAGCAGCAGTAGAAACAATACCTAAAGTTTTTTCTAAGGCTTCCAGCATTGCTTTTTTTAATGTAACATTTTGTTTATTCATTCTATTTCATTTTAGCACCGCAAGTTGGGCAAATTTCTTTTGGTATTTCGTCTTGCGTGTTTTGTTGAATTGGTTCCTCATCAAATGCAAAAGTATCTTTAGGTAAATCAATTCCCCAATCTACTAACTTTTGTGTATTCCATTCATTAGCTAATATTTCCCAGTCCCAAGACCCAAAGCTAGAATTGTCTTTTATTATGAATTGGTTTTTTTCGTCGTCTGTCCAATCTAAAACCTGGTGTACTAACACTTCTTTAAATCCGGCTTCTGTTAATGCTTTTAAACGCATATTACCGCCTAATACTACCATATTTTCATCAACTACTAAAGGCCTAACCTCCAGCATTTTTGGAAATTCTTTTAAAGAATTAACTAGCTTTTTAAAATTAGCTTTATTTATATACCTAGGATTATGCTCGTTAGGTTTTGGCTCGCTAATATTTACGGTTTTAATTACTCCCATTTACTTAAACCAAACTATTGAAATGCCTAACGGCCCAATAAAAAACTGTATCATACGTTCGTCTTCGTCCATATAATAAAATTCCTCAATTGCACCACTTGCGTAATTTACTCCTAAAGCAAAACCATATATAGGAAATAATTGTACTTGAAATGAACCCATATTTAATAATATTTTTTGTAAAGGTACTCATAAAGTTCAAAAATCTTTGCATTTAGTGTTTCATTTGTGTAAGGGTCTGGCGACTTTGTAGACCTACCCATTACGTCTAGGGTTAAATAAATGCCTCTAAACGTAGGTTCTGGTAATATCTTAATATTGTTTTTAATACACCATACCCTGGCATTTGTTTGCGCGTCTGTTGGGACGTACTGCTTTACTCTTTTGCGCTTTGCCATTAAAACAATTCTGTTTGATTAATATCTTGCTTTTTTATTATTCCTAATGCAGTTTCTAATATAGTTTTACCAGCTTCATAGTCTACAAGATTTCTACCTATTTTTACTTTATTTTGATTTCCTTTATAAAAAATTAAATTTATGTCGTGAAATTTACATAAAGCTTCAAGTTCGTTTTTTGTTTGTGAAATAGCAAATCTTCTGTCATTTAAGTCGTTAGGCAGATTAAAGTTAGTCCAGTACAAATGTCTACCTCTTTTTTTTGCCGCTATCAAAGGTTCATAGTATGGTATTACATTTTCAACACAATACTGTCCTTTAAAATAATTGTCTAAAAAAATTATTTCTTCATAAAGTTTTAAATCAGGATAAACCGCATTAACATTTGTTTGGTAATTACTGCTTTTCCAATATCTAGCTCTACTGTGTGTTGGACAAGGAGGGCTGCTCCATATAAAATCAAATTCTTTGTAATGGTCTAATAAGTATTGGTGTGCATCTGCTACTATTACTTTGTCGTTAGGAAATCTCTCTTGGTATAGTTTTGCTAATTCCTTGTCGTATTCAACTGCGGTAACTTCTACATCTGTAACCTCGTCCCATTTATATCTGTTGCCTCCTAAGCAAGCATATAAGTTTAATATTTTCATAATTATATATTTTAAAAAGGTACTTCGTTAATTTCATTATCTAAATCGACAACTTCGACCATTCTTTTTGGTGCTTCAAATTTATCGTCTCCAGGTTGTAATGGTTTATATACCGCTCCATTTTTAAAGTCCGGGGCTATTTTAAAACTACCTAGACCGCCGTTTTCTTTACGCTTTACCTTTTCAATGTATATATCTACGCTATCGCTTCCATAACTCGTTGGGTAGCCAATATTTCTATAACATATAATGCCATTGTAACACTTATTAAAAAAGTCAGCAGAACCGCTTATATCGTATAGGGTTGGTTTTTTATATCTATTATTGTCGCTTTCTATTTTTCTAGGGTGCGCCACTAAAAATAAGTGCGTGTTTGTTTGTTGGCAGAATTGTGTTATTTGGCTTAACACTCGGCCTATATAACTGTGGTCTTTTTGCGCACTATGGTCGAGCATATTCCAAGGGTCTATAACGCATACATTAACCCCTTTTTGAAATACTAAGTCCCTAAAGTGGTTAAGTATGGCCTCTAGAGTTAGGTTTTTTAAATCTATTTTAACCCAGTAAAAATGCTCCTCGATAAAATCTTTTGTTTGGTTAAGCTGGTCGTTCGAGCAATTGGTTTCGTTTAGCTTATTAGCTACTCGTTTTATATGGCCTTCATAAGGGAAACTTTCCGGGGAAAACATAGCGCACCTAAAGTCGTATTTCATTGCAACGTTTACACAAATTTGGTCTACAATATCCGATTTACCGCTATTAGGTATTCCGGTTATTACAGTCCATTCTCCCATCGCAAGTTTAAAATACTCATTACTTCCGCCTAAACCAATATCGTAATTTACTATACCATTTTCGTTATACTGCAAAACGTCGTCCCAAATATCCGCTATGTTTAGCACGCCTTCCAACGGAAAGTTCTTAGCGCTCTTTACTATGGTTCTAAGTGTCTCGGCTCCCTTATCTACTAAAACCTCGTTAGCATCTTTATAATCGCCCCAATCGACGTATTTGCATCTATAATGGCCAAACCTCCTGGCTAACTCTGCGCGTAATTGTAAACCTGCTTCGTCGTTATCGGTGCAAATTACAACCTCGTCTTTATCTTCAAAAGACCGCCAACAATTATCTAAATATTCTAAGCGTTGGTTTCCTTTGCTCGCACCGTTTGGAACCGAACAAACTGAATATATACCGGCCTCGTGTAAACTAAGCGCGTCCATTTCGCCCTCAACTATGTAAACCGTCTTTAATTCGTTTATATTATCTAAGCCGTAAAATATTAGTTCAGCACCAGACACCATTTTAAAATTCTTTTCAGAATCTCTAAACTTTACGTTAGTAAGCTGGCCGTCTTTGTAGTAATTAAAATTTATAGTCTTACGATTGTTTTTAACCTGCGGCATATAAGTAACGCTTTCGCCTACTTTCCAATGCGCAAGGGTAGCCTCATAAATACCACGCCCTTTAAACCAATCAATAATTTTAGCGGATAGGTTAATTTCAATTTTAGGCGGTATAACATAGTCCTCTTTTGGTTTAAACTTAACCGAACCGGACCAGCCGCAGTTATGACAATTATAAACGCCTTTTTCTACATTTACACTAAGGCTTTCGTCTGCTTTGTTTTTTCTGGTTGGCGTGCATTGTGGGCATTTTGTTTTCACGTCCCCACTTGTTCGCCCTTTAAGTAAAATACCAAGGTCTTGAAGTTCTTTTAAATACATAATAAATAGTTTAGTTCCTGCTAAATTAAAAATTTATTTTAAATCTGCAAATATATTTTTTAGCTTTTCAAGATATAAAGTAAAATCCATTGCTTCCTCTTGGGCGTGTTTAAGCCATTCTAATGGCGTTAAATCGTCTCGGTCCAACGTAGTACCATATTTTTCTTTTCCTATCTTAGAACGCGTTAAAAATGCCTCTACGACGCTATTTACTATTGTATCGTCAGTATGGTCTGCGCATCGCTTGCATTTAATAAAAAAACTTCTTTTGTTATCATTTGGTTCTCCCATAGTGTTGTTCTCGGACATTGTAATTCGTGTTTTTGTAAATTAGTTAAATCTCTTAAATCAAATATGTAATCAAAATATTGTTCGCTTACTAAGTAAAAAACCAGGTAATCGTCCATTGCTAAAAGTTTTTCATATTTGTAAACCTCTAGCATTTTTGTTTTGTAGCTATCGTTTCTAAACTTAAATTCTAAAACGCAATCTTTACCAGTACAAGTTTTGCCAATTGCGTCGTAATGGTCAAAGCCACCTCCGGACCATTTTAAATTCCAACCCCTGGAGTTTAACTCTTTAACTTTTAATTGTTCTTTGGCGTGTATCTGGCTAATCATTTTTTAGATAGTTATAAATATCGGTTATATCCTGGTCGGTAAACTGTACGTTTTGCCTAATTAAAAATTCATTGATAACGTCGCCGTTATATGTTTGCGCTTGAACCTCAACTTTACCTAAAGCGTTAGTTTTTAAAAACCATTCTTTTACGCCTTTTAAATAAGCCATAGCTTTTGGTTTATTGTCTTGCTTAATAGCCACTTTATATTTCACCATTAAGTTGTCAATTTTTCTAATTCCATTACGAGCAGTTTTTAAAGCTGGTAAACTTAAAACGTTTGGTCCCCAAAAAGGGTCTTGCCTAGCCCATTTAACCGCTGCATAAACTTCCCTTAAATCGTAGTCGTTTTTTTCAAACCAAACCAATGTATTTTTCCAAGTTAATTTTTGACTTTCATTTTTAGGTAAAGTTTTTTCGCCTTTAAATAAATCCAAATATGGCGCAAAAGCATTTTCAACTAATTGAGAAAATTTAGCTGGCGCAGGTTTTTTAACCTGTGCGGTATTAATTGTATTATTCTTTTTTGTATTATTATTAATATTATTATTATATATATTATTTTTTAAGTTTTCTTGTATAGGGTTATGTAAGTTTTCTTGTATAGGGTTAGCGATAAATATTTTGCGTTGCTCTATTTGTTTTGAATCCTTTTTGTAAGTCATTTTAAGGCTTATATAACCGCGTTTTTCTAGTTCACTAATCCAAGTACTTATGCTAGTTTTAGAAACGTCGTACAGGTCCGCAAAATAACTATTAGTACTCCAGCAAAAACCTTTTTCATTTGCTAAAGCGGTAATCTCGCCATAAAGAAGTTTAGCGTTTGCCTTTAGCGTTTTATCATACCTAACATTTGCTGGTATAATTGCGTAGTAACTCTTTTTGTCCATAATAAAAAAAGCTGGGGGTTCGGTGGTTACGGCACCTACTACCCTAGCTTTAAATGTTTTTATAAACGACTTAGTCCGTAACCTCTAAGTCTTAAACAAATATAAAATTTATTCTACAATCTGCTTTATTTTATTGCAGAAAGTTTTAAGGTCGCCGTAAATTCTAAGGAAATTTTTAAGGCTTATATGGTCGTCTCCAAAGACGTCGAAAAGTATTTCAATTAATAGTTCCCTTTCGACTTCTGTAATGGTCCCAATGTATTCAAAGCCGTCTTTAGCGCCTGTAATTACGTCGCGTCTGCGACCTATCTTTTGTAGTTCCTCGTTGTAGTAAAGGTATATGTACTTCATAAACCGTTTTTAAAATATTGGTCAATTATTATTTTGCAGTTGTCAAAATCATTAAGCCAAACCGCATACCAATTACACAACTTTAGATTTTCTAACCACTCTGTTTGGTTTTTTGTAGGCTTATTATACCCAGCTTTTAATTCAATAGCTAACCCAGCATATTGTTTGCTAGGCGTGAAAATTAATATATCTGGTATTCCACTACTAACGCCTAAATACTTTAATTTAAAACGCTCAAATGGCGACCTCTTACCTTCATTAGCTGGGTGCGCTACTAAGCTATGCGGGTATTGCATAGATAAATAATTTAATACCGCGCGTTGTAAATGGTCTTCTGGACCTAAGAAACGCATATATGGATTAACCTTTGCCATATTGCAAAGTTACTTTATTTTGCTATTAAATTGCATTTCAAGCGTAAAATTAAAAGGAACGGTATATTTTATGCCAAACTCTTTAAACAAAACTTCTGCCCTTTCAAGTTCTGCTTCGTCAATAATTACCACCCTTTCAATAGGCGGACCAGCCGGTAATTCAAAATGTATTTTAGGGTACTTATTTTTATAAAAGCTAATTGAGTTCTTACTAAAGTCGTATTTTTTAGCTATTTCCATAATTGTAAGTTCACTATAATGGTAGTCCCAAGCGGCCTTTTCTTGCAATAATTCTATTGGTTTCATAACTTAATCTAATTTTAAAAAGTCAGCTTCGCCATATTCTGCAAACCACTCTTTGTTTTCTTTATACTTATCAATAACGGCATCAATTAAAACAAGGTCGTCAATGCTTCCGTCTTTTAATTTATCAATCAGCGACTCAATTTTATTTAAAATATTTGTAACCATTTCTGGGTCTACAGAATAAAGTTTATCGTATTCCGCTTTTGCAATAGGCTCTAGCATTTCGTTTACTTTATTGACTTGCTGCTTAATGCTTTGCTTGTATCTGTTTGTTCCTTTTAATTGGTCGTTAGCCTCTAATAATAACTGGCCCAGTAATATGCTTTTTACGTAGTTTAATTGGTTTTCCATTATAATACTATTATTCCGTTTTCATTTCTTTGGTAACCTCTGTAGCCGGTAGCTATACCAGTCTCTAAATAAAACTTCCAATCTGCTATGGCGTTTGCGTAAGCGTTACGGCCTTCGTCTATCATTTTTTCGCTTAGTGTGTAGCACTCAACGCTATACGGATAGTTTGTTTC